GAGGTAGCGCCGGCAGAGGGAGTTGATGACCTCGGTGATGAAGCCCACCATTGGTCGAAGGCTGACGGTTTCGCTTTGATCCATCTCGCCATCGTGTTCGCCCTTACCGCCGAGACCCGAACGGGGGATGACACCGAGTTGGCTGGGGGATACACCGAAGGCTGACCCGATGCGCTTGATGATGAACTCGTCATAGTCGGACTTGTAGCGCTCATCGACAGTCGGCATGGCTTGGGGGTGGAAGCCCTTAGGCAACACCTTGACACGGTGGCGCTCGGTAGTCGAACCCATGAGCTTGTCGTTGAACAGGCGCTCGAACTCGGCCAACTTGCGGATGTCCATTTCGTCAGAGTCCGTGACCATGAAGGTCATTGGCATCGTGCCGGAGGCGTACTCGGAGTTCATCCACTTCTGGCGCTCAAGGTACAGGGTGGCTGCTGGTACGGCTTCCTCTACGGCGCTGAAACCGTAGGGAGACCAGGTGCGCCGGTTGCGCACGAAGTAGGAGAGTTGGTCTCGAAGGTACTCGTTGCCTTGACCTGGGCCGGCGAAGAACTCTCCATCGGCTTCAGGGGTGGCCTGATACTCACCACGAGGGAAGCCCCATAGCACCTGCTGGTAGGCAGGGTTTGGGGGTGTGGGTACTGCGCCTCGGTTGTCGAGCAAGACCTTGATGGTCGGAGCGTCAATGATTTCAAACCCGAGGATGTCCTTGCCGATGGTGTAGCGAGCGTAGACCGGCACTCCGTCAAAGGCGTAGTGCTGCCAGAGGAACTCGGTGAGCCATTCGACCCAGCCACGCCCGAGGTCGGGGTAGGGGTTCTCCCAGAACTTGCGTAGGCGGTTCAGTTCGTCAGCGTACTCATCACGGGCGATGCGTGAGGCTTTGGCGTGGGAGCAGTTCTGCTCGGCCATGATTTCGGCAATGACCGACTCATCGACCTTAAAAGTCCAGTCCATCTTGACTAGAGCCGAGATGCAGAGTTCGATGCAACGGTGAACGACATCGCATTGATCCGTGAGCGCTCGTAGGACAGTCCAGGGAACATTCTGCGTAGTCAGGTTCAGGTTCCACGCTACGGGGTATTCGTAGAGGCGTGGGAGCGCACGGCCCGAGTCATCAAAGACGGGGTCTAAAGGCGCTGGGATGAATGGCGCTGATGGGCCGAGCTGTGACCCGAAGGCATCAGCGAAGCGAGGAAGGGGCGTGGCTTCACGGCCTGGTGTCTGGATGAGACCCTGACCACCTGCGCCGGTTCCGGTGGAAGCGTATGGGGCTGCGCTAGACATCGGTGTCACGCCGAGGTTGTTCTGCGCCTTTTTGAGTTCGCTAACGATTTGCTCTATGAGTTCAGCATTGTCGTTCTTGTCGCGACCAAAGATTGCCATTTAGTACCTTTGCTGTATGTGTTTATCTTGGAGCGACCATCGCTGGATTGCCCCGAGGTTAGTTTGGACTTGCGAGAACTGCGGTTTGGTGGACTTGGACTTCACTCGACTACTTAGAGAAGTCTGGGAAGCCTACGGATGTGTGTGTGGTGTATGCCTCAACGAACATCTTGCCACAACTTAGACAATTGGGAGCATCGGCAGCGTTCGGGTGGGAGCAGTTCGGGCAGAGTGGGGCTAGTGAAGCAAAGAAGCGGTCTGCAGATCCACCGGTAGCGAAGCCCAGTTCGGTCAGTCCATGAACGAGGGCATCGAGTCGGTCGGGGGATGTTCCACTATCGGGGAGCCACTCCAACATCTGCCCTTCTAGTTTATCAAAAGAACCAACATGGCTAATACGGCGTTGCTCGTAGAGCGCACTTATGGGTTCAGCCCGCAACTTTTTTCCGACACGACTAACCACGCCCTTGTAGGCAACGGTCGGTAGAACGGATCTAATCGTCTGCTCGATGAAGTCACCGCCCTGGTTCTTCTCGGCCACTACTCGGTCAGCGCCAAACTCCTCGTAGGCAGCGACCACTCGTTGCGCCCAGCCCAAGACGGTGTCACGGCACGACCGGTCGGCGATGACGTAACCCCTTCCATCGACTCCTTTGCCGACTACAACTATGCCGGTTTCGTCTGAGTCATCACCCGAGGTCACGGCTGGGTCTACGGCCACAATGATGCGCACCATCTCGGGCAAGGTTTGGACTCGGGTCTCTTCGATGTCCTGGGCCTTCCATAGCGCCCCCTCAATGTCCTCTAGTACCTCCCCATAGAGTTCCTGACGGCCTAATCGGGTTCCCTCGTACCTGGCACGAAGTTCAGCCAGCGCCGACTCGGACAGGTTGGCAGCGTTGTCGAAGGTCGAGCCTCGGGTGATTACCACCGAGCCATCGTCACGCTTCATTAGCTCTTTGAGCAACTTGGTTGGCTTGGGGGTGGTGGTGATAACGAACTGCGGTGAGCCGATACGAAGCGCCGGTACTAATCCTTCAGTCCACACCTCGGGGTAGCGCCAGAAACAGAACTCATCTCCCCAGCCCCCTGCAAGGTTCAGTCCTCGGACACGGTCAGGTTCATCGGCGCTAATCATGTGGATTATGGATCCGTTGCGGAGGTGGATTTGCCCGTTGGACTTGTTGTAGAACTTCTTCATGCTGTCGGGAATGGCCTTGAGTAGACCGCTCGGGCCTTCTACGCAGACACGCCTCACGTCACCGAAGGTCGGTGCGACTACCGCCCACTCTGTGCCTGGGTTAGAACACGCTTTTTCCGCTAACCAGCCTGCGCCGGTGAAGGTCTTGCCGAAGCCTCGACCGGACAAGATGAGCCACACGAACCAGTTGCCCTCTGGTGGGAGTTGATTGTCTCGAGCGCTGGTGCGGTAGCGAGAATGGGCAAGTTCCGCTAGGGCCTTCTCGGTGCGCTCACGGTTCTTGCGCTCCTGTTCGACCAGGGCAAGGTCACGGAGTTCCCGTAGGGCTTCAAGCCTCTGCTGGGGTGTCTGCAAGTTCAGCCTCTAATCGGAGTATCTCGGCTTGGATGGCATCAAGGGTGATGACCTCGTGCTTGATGGGCTGGTCTGTGCCTTCGAGCTTTGACCGCTTCTCGATTATCTTCAGCACGATTTCCGCAGCCTTAGGGTTTCCGGCGATGGCCTCGGGTAGCCAGGATGCCATGAGCCGGTCAAGTTGTTCACGCTGGATGGTGCGATACTCCTCAACTGCCTCAAGGGGGATGGCGGTCAGCGCTCGTTGAGTTCGCTCGTAGGCGGTTGATTTGGCGATGCCTAACTCTTCAGCAATCCGACCGTAGGAGTAGCCAAGCGAGCGCAGGCGTAGGGCTTCGGTGTCGTTCAGGGCATCCTGCTCGGTGCGGATGAAGCCTGCTTTGGTGGGTAGTGCCATCGTTCGCCTATCGTGAAGTTCGTAAATCTAGTTTAGAACAGGGTGGTGGCGTGTTCGTTCTGCGCCCACTCGACACGCGCCTCGATGATGGGCCAGTAGTCCTCGGTCATCTCGCAGCCAATCCAGTCAAAGCCCTCTAGTGTCGCTGCGACTGCCGTAGTGCCTGAACCTAGGAATGGATCAAGGACTGTTCCGTTAGGTGGGGTCACGAGCTTGATGAGGTAGCGCATTAGGGCTAGGGGTTTAACGGTGGGGTGAATGTTGGCTTTTGGTTCTGTTTCTTTACCATCAAGCGAACCATCTGTTCTGAACTTGTAAGAACCTTGTTGCTCTTGTTTAGGCAGTCCTTCCAGCCCGGCGTTCCGTTCGGACTTAGAGGCCTTAGCGCAATAGAAGAAACGGGCTGCGGAGCCTTCAATGGTGTCTTTAGGCCCTGCGCCAAAGTATTCCGAACTGCCACCGCCAAACTCACCGAAGCCCGTTGTCTTTGTCTTAGGCCAATGACCGCCCTTTGAGTCAGGGAACCCTGCCAGCACTTCATCGCTACCGTCATGGATTACGTTGGCAGGCCAGCGACCGGCGTGTTGTGCGCCCCCGTTGTTATTAGTGCCACCCTCAAACGAACCATTGAAACCTTTGCCGTTAGTCGTTGTCACGATGTCGCTTCCCACCCGTGACCCGTCAATGTTGAGCGCACCCGTTCCGTAGGTCAGGACATTGTTAGCGACCGTTCCGATAAGGGGCTTGCGAGCGACCACGATTGGCTCGTGTGCTGGCTTAAGTGCGGTTCCCCAGCCTTGCCATTGTTGGGCCTCGAGTGTGGCTGGTGTACCGGCATTAGTGACATGGCGTGTTGGGTTTTCATGAGAACCGGATTTTCCTGCCGTTACGACCGTTCTATCTTCACGCTCAGCACCGGCAGCCTTATCTATTGCCTTGCTCACGTCAAGCGACTTAGGGAAACCTGAACCGTAAATCCACATAATCTGGTCTCGTATTTCAAAGCCGGAGTCCTCAATCGCCACGACCATTCGGTGATAGGTGCGAGAGCCGGAGAACGCCAGTAGGTGTCCGCCTGGCTTGAGTACCCGTAGACATTCAGCCCATAGGTCTTGGTTGTAGGCGATGCCGGAGTTATCCCACGATTTACCCATGAAGCCCAGCTCGTACGGCGGATCGGTGACGATGGAGTCCACCGAGCAATCGGGCAGGGTCTTTAGGGTTTCGAGGCAGTTGCCTTTGAGCAGGGTCACGCCGGTGGACATTCGATGAGTACGGGTGGGCCGTAGATACCAGGGATGTGAGCGCTCGCAGCATCGACCGCTTGGAGTACCGAGTTCAGGTCGATGTGGTCTACGTAGAGCGCCCCGAGAGCTACGGGTGCGCCACCACCGATTGCCGAGTAGACCGTGCCATCAGCGTTCGGGCGTATTTCGACCACCGAGCCATCAGACTGCACTTCGTAGATCCGACCGGACTCGACGAACAGGAAGTCGGTGTCTCCGTAGTCCTCTTTGGTCCACGCCTCCTCGAAGGCCTTGACCTTGTTCGGGCCGGCGATGTCCATCAGGAAGTTGAACGCCCTGCGACCCTGCTGGATAGAACCGGCGTATCCCACCAGGCTGTCATCGTAGAACGCCATGATTTTCGGGTCGGCCATGAGCGAGTAGGAGCCTTCCGTACTTGCGCCGATGTCTGCGCCCATGTAGGCCCAGCCGGTCTTGGTGACTAACGCTGCAACTACGGTCATGTATTCCCCTTTGGTTCAGTCTACATCCCTAGTCGAG